AGAGAGTTTGTCGGTGATATCTGCGGCTCAAAAGTCATGCAGGGCGTGAGCATCAGGGCGACGAACGACGAACGCAGCACCTCAACACGGTATACCGACAGCGCCACCTATCAGATTGGGAAAACCATCACGGTGATGGCTAACTGTGAGCGTAATGGTGGCTCCGGTGCCATCACCGTCACGATAAATATTAACGGCCAGGTGAAAACGGCGGAGGTTATGCCGTATACCGCAGGTATTCCGGCCATGTATCAGACCGTCGTCTTTTCGGTCTACACCACTTCACCTGTCGTGGATATCAGCGTCTCTCTGAGGGTTCGTGGGCAGTACACCACGTCTGCTTCCGTCTGGCCGCTGGTGATGGTTTCCCGGTCGGGGAGTAACTTCACAAACTGACCGGATTTCCGGTCCCTTTCGTTTAACGAGGAACAAATATGACTATGTCGCGCGTAATTTCTCTGGCGGCAGGGCTTTCCCTGTCCGTTTTATTTTCCACTGCTGCCGTTGCCGATAATGGAAGAGGAAGCGGCAACAGCAATATTGAAAACCAGACCCGGATTTATACCGGCACCGACCGTGGGCAGAAACAGCACCGCGAGGCAAAGGGAAAAACAATCACGCGGAGCGTCCAGTGTTCACTGCCGGCGTATTTACGCGACCCGGACAATCAGTGCTGAGATGTGAACGAATCTGAAAGCCTGCCTGCGGGCGGGCTTTTTTATGGAGGTAATATGCCAGTACTTATTTCCGGCGTACTGAAAGATGCCACGGGAACACCGGTACAGAACTGCACCATTCAGCTGAAAGCCAGCCGGACCAGTACGACGGTGGTCGTGAATACGGTGGCATCGGAAAATCCGGATGACGCCGGGCGCTACAGCATGGATGTGGAGCAGGGGCAGTACACTGTCATGCTCCTGGTGGAAGGGTATCCCCCGTCACATGCCGGAGTTATTACGGTCTACGATGATTCAAAACCGGGAACCCTGAATGATTTTCTGGGGGCCATGACGGAAGACGACGTCCGCCCGGAGGCGCTGCGGTATTTTGAGTCGATGGTGGAAGAAGTTGCCCGCCAGGCATCGGAGGCATCGCGGAATGCCACTGTCGCAGGGCAGGCATCTGAACAGGCGCAGACATCAGCAGGTCAGGCGGCGGAAAGCGCCACGGCAGCAGTGAATGCAGCCGGAGCGGCAGAAGCATCAGCCACACAGGCAGCCTCATCCGCAGCATCTGCGGAGAGCAGCGCAGGTACGGCGACCACAAAAGCCGGGGAGGCATCAGCCAGCGCGGCGTCGGCTGACACAGCCAGAACGGCGGCAGCCGCATCGGCAGCCGCAGCGAAAACATCTGAAGCGAATGCAGATGCCTCCCGTACTGCCGCCGGAGATTCAGCTGCTGCCGCAGCCGCCAGCGCGACGGCGGCGCAGACATCAGCAGCGCGCGCCGGAGCATCCGAAACCGCCGCGAAGACGTCAGAAACGCGGGCGGCTTCCAGTGCCGGTGATGCAGGTGCGTCAGCCACTGCGGCGGCAGCGTCGGAAAAGGCGGCAGCCGCATCGGCAGCCGAAGCAAAAACATCTGAGACAAACGCAGCAACGTCAGCAAGTACAGCAGCGGCCAGCGCAACAGCCGCCTCGTCATCAGCATCGGAGGCATCCACCCACGCCGCCGCATCTGATACCAGCGCATCACTGGCGGCGCAAAGCAGTACTGCTGCCGGAGCAGCAGCCACCAGAGCAGAAGATGCCGCAAAACGGGCAGAAGACATTGCGGACGTGATTTCCTTGGAAGATGCCAGCCTGACGAAAAAAGGTATCGTTAAGTTAAGCAGCGCCACGGACAGTGACAGCGAAGCGCTGGCAGCCACGCCAAAGGCGGTCAAAGCTGTCATGATTGAGGCACAGACCAAAGCGCCGCTGGACAGTCCGGCACTGACCGGTACGCCAACGGCACCAACGCCGGAAACCACAGCTGCAGGTATTGAAATTGCCACAGCAGCGTTTGTTGCGGCGAAAGTGGCACAGTTGGTTGGTTCTGCGCCGGAAGCGCTGGACACGCTGAAAGAACTGGCTGACGCGCTGGGTAACGATCCTAATTTTTCTACTACGGTACTGAATAAACTGGCGGGCAAGCAGCCGCTGGACGATACACTGACAGCGCTGTCAGGAAAAAGCGTTGACGGTCTTATCGAATACGTTGGTTTACGGGAAACCATAAATCACGCCGCCGATGCATTACTAAAATCACAGAACGGTGGCGATATTCCGGAAAAGCCGCTGTTTGTACAAAATATCGGAGCGCTTCCTGCATCAGGTACGGCTGTTGCAGCGAACAGACTGGCATCACGCGGCGCGCTTCCGGCACTGACTGGTACGACAAGAGGCAGCGATAGCGGCCTGATAATGGGCGAGGTTTACAATAACGGTTATCCAACGCAATACGGGAATATTTTGCGTCTGACCGGAACCGGTGATGGGGAAATCCTCATTGGCTGGAGCGGGACAAACGGTGCGTCAGCACCCGCATATATTCGCAGCCATCGAGATAACGCCGACGCTGAGTGGTCCGAATGGGCAATGCTCTACACCACACTAAACCCACCTCCGGATTCGCATCCAGTAGGGGCGGCGATTGCATGGCCGTCTGATGTGCTCCCGGATGGTGGTTATGCTTTTATGTATGGGCAGTCCTTCGATAAATCTGCTTACCCGTTACTGGCTATAGCGTATCCGTCCGGCGTTATTCCTGACATGCGAGGCTGGACAATAAAGGGTAAGCCCATCAGTGGGCGCGCTGTACTCTCCCAGGAGATGGACGGCAACAAATCGCACTCGCACACCGCGCGGGCGCAGGATACTGACTTAGGGACAAAATCTACCTCATCCTTTGATTACGGTACGAAATCGACCAATACCACGGGCAACCATACTCACCAGTTCGGCGGTTATATCAATTCATACTGGGGAGATTCCAATCACACCTCATTTCAGCCTGGAGGTGGTGCATGGACACAGGCCGCTGGCGACCATGCGCATACAGTTTATATCGGAGGACACGAGCATACCATGTATATCGGTCCACACGGACACGTCGTTATTGTGGACGCAGACGGTAATGCGGAAACAACAGTGAGAAATATCGCATTTAATTATATTGTGAGGCTGGCATGATTAAATTAATTCTTTCAGCACCCGTGCCAGCAATGGCTGCGGCTTTTGAACATTCTTTTCAGAATACCGAAAATGTGGAAATTATCCCAGGACCGTTTGAAACCATACCGGAATTTGACTGCATGGTCAGTGCGGCAAACTCTTTCGGTTTGATGGATGGCGGCGTGGATGCTGCGATAACAGCATATTTTGGGCTGCAGTTACAGGAACGTGTACAGCAAAATATCATCCGTGAATATCTGGGAGAACAGCCCGTCGGCAGCGCCTTTGTTATTGAAACGGGTAACAGTCAGCATCCGTGGCTGGTTCATGCCCCGACGATGCGCGTTCCTCTGATAATCGACGGCACCGACGCGGTTTATAATGCAACACGTGCAGCGTTATTAGCGATATTTCAGCACAATAAAAGCGCCGGGGAAGGCAGGAAAATTAAATCAGTGGTATTCCCTGCGATGGGGGCCGGGTGTGGTCAGGTATCTCCGGACAGTGTCGCCCGGCAAATGAAGCTGGCGTGGGATGGTTTTATTAACTGTGCCTCGGAAATTAACTGGCAATACGCCAGCGCCCGCCAGGATGCTGTATTCAGCACAACGGCATACTGTCCGTCAAAGGCGCTTTGTCCGAACGCCAGAACGGAATATATCGGTTTTGGTGATTACAGAACGTATTGCAAAAAATCAGGTAACACCTGCATCAGTCCCCGTCATCAGGTCGATGATATTTATATTGGTGCGCATAGCCATACTGTTTCCCCCGGTACTTATCCCCACAGCCATCACCTGAATACAGAATATTTATCCGGAGTAAAAAATGACGTTTAAAATGAGCGACACCCCGCAGACAATTAAAATTTTTAATCTTCGTTCAGATACAAACGAATTTATTGGCGCAGGTGATGCATATATCCCGCCGCACACTGGATTACCGGCAAACTGTACTGATATCGCCCCTCCTGATATTCCCTCCAGTCATATTGCTGTATTTGACGCTGAAACCCAAACATGGAGTCTGCAGGAGGATCACCGCGGCGAGACGGTTTACGACACAACAACTGGCAATCAGGTTTATATCTCCGCTCCCGGCCCGCTGCCTGAAAATGTCACATCAGTTTCACCAGGCGGTGAATACCAGAAATGGGATGGTAAGGCGTGGGTAAAAGACGGAGCGGCTGAAAAAGCAGCGCAACTTCGTCAGGAGGAAGAAACCAAAAGCAGGCTCCTGCAAATGGCATCTGAAAAAATCGCGCCGTTACAGGATGCTGTTGATCTTGATATCGCAACAGATGATGAGAAAGCGCAGCTCGACGAATGGAAAAAATACAGAGTGTTGGTAAACCGGGTGGACACCACAAGTCCTGACTGGCCTGATGTGCCTGTAAGCCAGTAAAGTAATGTTGATAAAATGTGGAGTTATTATCACTTATCAGTGGCTGTCTGTTTGTGTTTTCAGCACGAATAATTTCCAGAACCTGCATTTCTCCGGGCGCAATACGAACGGTGTGCTGGTTATTCGCCAGGATATACTGCGTTCCGTCACCGTTCTGTTTGATTCCAATATCGTCATCACAGCATTAAATATTAATATTTCATTCTGTGATTATTCATTGTGAATGTAAATGATTTTAAAACAACATGAATAAAATTTTATAGTTAATGGTATTTGCTCTATTTTTATATCATAAATTATGTAATTGTTCAGTCAATAAATAAAATTTACATGCTAAGAGTTTACATCTCTAATGGCAAATTTTTAGAGAGTTTAAATGGCAGATGGTTTGTGTAAGTCAAGTCCGCATAAAATAAGTTGATTTATAATGTTGATTTAGGCTCGCTTTGTGTTGTTTTTGTTTTTATCACTTGTTTCGGTTGTGTTAATAGACATACTGAATTGAAAGAGACACAATGTAAATGAACAGGCAATAAACTAACTCTTTCAGGCAGATTTTTCTGGCCAACAGAAGATTTATGTTTCTGCGTTGGACAGATGCTACTGGTGTTCATGAACACCATAATTAGAGTAATCTTAAGGAGTGGTTATGAAAAAAGAAGCATTAGTACTTATCTTATCTGCAGGCATTTTTGCTATAAATACTGCACAGGCAGATACCAACTCACTTACTGCTGGATACTCTCAAGGCAAAATGAAAGATGGCGGTAATATCCGTGGGGTGAATGTTAAGTATCATTATCAGGGGGATTTTCCTGTAGGGATTATCACCTCTTTAACTTACATGTATGACAATGACAGGTCTTCTGGAACTGATGAGGATACCGGAGAAACCTACCATGATAAGTCGAATGTAAAATATGGCTCGTTAATGGTTGGCCCGACTTATCAAGTAAATGACTCTTTTTCTTTATATGCACTGGTAGGGGCTGCAATCCTTAAAGCAAGAGATAAAGAAAACGGTACCTGGGAGGATGGTAGTCCATACACGAATTCAGCGTCAATCAATGAAAAAGCGCTGGCATGGGGGGCTGGCGTACAAATGAATCCCACAAAGAATTTTGTTATTGATGTGGGATATGAAGGAAGCCGTGAGCTCTTGACACAAATTAATGGATTTAATATTGGTGTTGGGTATCGCTTCTGAACCTCATAACTTATGCGGAAGAAGTACCTTCCGCATAGATTCATTATAGGGTAACTTTTGTCAGGACATAATAAGCGGAGCTGATGGTGAGAAAGCGCAGCTTGATGAGTGGAAAAAGTATTGTGCTTGAGTAAACTGTGTGAAGCCATCTAACTAAACCTGACTGACCGGAACAGCCAGCCAGGATTTTATTATTTATCAAGAAAAACCAGGCCTTATTTATAGCAAATATGAAGAAGACCTGTCTGTCATAACTGATAAGGTTACTGGTTAGTATATTAAATTTATACTCAATAAACTCCACAAATTTTAAACCAATCTTCAGGGACGGGTATGGCAGCAGGCCAAAGAGTACACCACCTTCGAGACATTGTATTAATTTTTTCTTCTTTTTTATGATATTGAGAGTCTGCCGCTATTGTAAGAGCAGAATATAGTGAAGGTGGTAATATTAAAACCATTGCTAAAA